CGAATAATTCGGACAAAAACAATTAAATAATTAATATAATTCGGACATATTTGTGTAATCCTATTTAATACCCCACCCCCCTATTAATAGGCTCGCACAAAAATGTCCGAAAACCCATAAAAACAGCTCAAAAACGCCAAAAATCGGGTGTAAACGAAAATGCAGTTTTGTCCGAATTATTTGGGGAAAACCGGACAAAAACGGGAAAAAACGCCCGAAAAAAAATCGGACAAAATGTGCGCAAAAATGTCCGGATTTCTGCCGGCAGTCCGGAGGGTGCTGACGGGGGTACTGAAGGGGTCGGGAAGGTACCGAGAAAACGGATACATACCGTCCCGAGGGGGATGCGTGGCGACATGAGGACGTTGCGCAGTTGCAGTCGGGAGGCTTCGGACGAGAAACGCATGCGTAGGGTCGGGAAGGCCCTGTCCGAGGGCAGGAAGGTGTCCGAGGCCGACAGGCGGTTCTACAGGCGTCACGGGGGCGAAATAAAGGCCACACGGGGCCGTAAACGGAAAGGGGTGGCGTGATATGGCAGGGTCGCTTGATAACGTCAGCACGAAGGACCTCTACAGGGCCGCAGCGATGGCCGAGGGGTACGAGTCCGTCCCGGTCGACATCGTGACGTTCATCAACGACCCGAGATACATGGGTGCCATCTACGGGGGCACCATCTACCCCTATTGGATTGAGCGGCTGAAACAGGTCTATCCGAACCCGCTCTACTCGCCCTACCAGGAGGTGCTGATTACGGGGGCCATCGGTATCGGCAAGAGCAGCATTTCCATCTTGGGCATCCTTTACGACCTGTACAGGGTGACGCTGCTGAAGGACCCGCACAAGAAATTCAAGCTCATACCGACCACGCCCATCGTCATCACGCTGATTACGGCCACGATGGACCTTGCGAGTGCGGTCATCGCCGACCAGTTGATTGATGCCATCGGGGAATCCCCGTATTTCCGTTCCAAGTTGCTTCCGGGCAAGGGGGACAGGATTGACGAGGAGATGTTCCCGCACCACGTCGGAATCGCTTTCGGTTCCCGCATGCGCCACTCCCTCGGCAAGGCCGTCATCGGGGCCATCATAGACGAAGCCAACTTCCAGAACGCAGTGGCTGACCAGGCCATACAGAACTACAACTCCATCCGCAGGCGTATGTTCTCCCGTTTCATGGCCAAGGGCGGGGACGTTCCGTGCCGCATGTGGGTCGTATCGTCCCGTAACGAAAGTTCCTCGTTCCTCGAAAGTCATATCGATGCCGAGCGTGGCAACCCCAAGGCGGCTATCTTCGAGCCGGCAATATGGGAGGTGCAGGCCCACAAGGGCATTTATAGCGGCGAGACGTTCCCAGTGTTCATCGGTTCCGACGTGGAGCAGCCGAAGATTATCACGAGCGACAAGGAAATGGACGATTACATGGGCAGGACGATACGTGTGCCCGTGGAATACCGGAAGGATTTCGAGAACAACTTGCCGGGGGCGTTGCAGGACTTGGCGGGCGTGGCCATACGCAATGGCGTGAACTTGATTTACAACGTGGAAGCGTTGGACAAGTCCATGTGCCTTGAGAACTGCATGACCACGGACGAACTGAAATTGTCGCTGATGGACAAGGACCAGATACAGGACTACTACCGGAACAACCTGCCCAAGGGGGGCAAGTATTACGTCCATTTGGATACGGGCCTCAAGCACGACCGCTTCGGGTTCGCCATGAGCAGGGTGACCGACAACATACGTGTGGACACCCGCGGGGCGGTAAGCGGGGAGATTGTCAGCAAGATGAGCCCGATGGTCGAGACCCCGTTGGTGTTCGGAATCAAGGCGTTGCCCGGTAGCGAGGTGCCCCTGTGGAAGGTGAGGGTGTTCCTTGTCTATCTCCGCAGCCAGGGCATCAATATCGCCCTTATTACGTGTGACGGATACCAAAGTGCCGACATGATGCAGACCTTGGAGAAGCTGGGGTTCAAGGTCAAGTACGCCTCGGTGGATACGACCAAGGACCCGTACTTGAAACTGAGCAGCAATATCCTGTTGGAACTTATCAAGTTGCCGAAATCTCCAATATTGCGAACCGAACTGATGAACTTGCAGAACTTGCCCAAGAAAATCGACCACCCCGCCACCATCGTCGTGGACGGCAAGCAGGTTCCGGGCGGCAAGGACATTGCGGATGCGGTTGCGGCCAGTTCCTACGAGGCGATAGGGGAGTCCCTTACTTTGGGGGCTTCGGCCTTGTTGGACATGCAGAAGTCGATGCCTACGCACATGACGATGAAGCAGCGCAAGGACTACGTGACGGACCTGTTGCTCGGGACGGGGGCGCAACGGGGGTAGTCTTGGATTGGGACTTTACGGCCTTCCGATATTTTGTTATATTACCTGTATCGTTATGTATCCGAGGTTTCTCATGTTGAAGTCTAAAACAAAATCTTGCCATCGGACTGAGTTCGTTCCGAGGGACGAGCCGTTGATGTCGTTTAGGGAGGCACTTGAGATAGTTATGGTTAAATACAAGGATGCGTTCAAGTATCTTGCGAGTCGTTAGACTTGTTGCATCTGTTATCCCGTTATAATACAGATATGATATGTGACATCGACATAGAACTATGGAAGTTTAAGGACATCTACTTCGACGAGGGACCTCATGTCTATACTGATTCTCTCGGTACGAAATACACGTCCGTCACCACGTTCGTCAAGCAGTGCGGGGAACGCCTCGAATTGGACAAGTATTCCCGTATGTTCTCTGAGCGTTACGGGATGCCGCAGGACAGGGTGCTATCCATCCTTGACGGCAGCTCCGGTGACGTGACCCTAGATTCCGTGTACGGGATGCTCACCTGCAAGCGTGAGGACATCGCGGTTGATTTGGTAAAGTCCTTGGTAGCTAAGGACAAGTACAAGTTCTGCGAACTGCTTAAATGGGACGAGATAGCCGAGCGTTACGCCGAGAAGCACGGGATGCCCGTGGCCGTTGTCAAGGACATGTGGGACACCAAGAAGAACGTGGCCGCTGCCATGGGCACGCAGGTACATGCATACATGGAAAACTTGTGGAAACGCAAGCACTACCAGCCCGACAAGCCCGTGGGTGATTACGAGATTGTCCGTCAGAACGGCTTGGATGCGTACAGGTGCCTGTCCAGGCGTTTCGTCCCCATACGCAACGAGTTCATCGTGTACAAGCCCGAATGGGCCCTGTGCGGTACAATCGACTTCCTGTGCTACGACAGGGGTAACGACTGCATAGCGATTCTTGACTGGAAGACCAACAACAAGATAGAGCGCAAGAACGACTATCAGACCTGTATCGGGCCGCTCAACGGGTTGCCGGACTGCAACTACACGCACTATTCGGCCCAGCTGAGTACCTACAAGCTGCTTATTGAGCGCATGACGAATCTGAAGGTCGGGGAGTTGGCGTTGGTACACCTGAAGCGTGACGGGTGGGAATACATACCCTGTATGGACTTGAGCGTGGAACTTGGTGCGTATCTAGGCAATATACACGATTCTAAAAATACTTGATTTTCTGTGTAAAATTCACAGAAAGAGTGGGTAGGAAGATGCCGTCCCTTTAGGGCGGCATAGGAATGCCCACGAGAACACTTTGGGAACAATTTATTCCAATATGGTGCCTAAAATACTTGCTTTGCAAACCGAAATTATCTAAACTTATAGGTGAACACGGGTGAAAGTTATATGGTAGAACTGACCTACAATGCAGAAATACGGTTCCGTACCAAGGAAGACCACGAATACTGGTCTAGTCTTCTTGCACTGTCCAGGGAAGCCTATAACAAGTGCGCCAACATCTTGGATTCCAACCATGTCCATATAGACTTGCGGTCGGTACACAAAGCAGTGTATGATATTCTCCGAGAGGAATATCCAACAATTCCAAGCCAGGGAGTAATCAAGATATACAAGGAGTGCATATCCGCATTCCGTTCCATCAAGAGCAACGGCCATAAAAGACACAAGATACCCGAAAAGAAAGGTCTCTCCATGAGATTGGACAAACGACTGTATTCCAAGTTCAATCGCAAGAGCTTTGCATTGTGCTCCGGCAAGGCTTGCAAAAGAGCCGTAGCGGATATTGTCGGCTATGACAGGCTGGAGTCGCTGTTTGTGCAATATACCACCGCCGACCCGTTGATTTTCATGCGAAATGGGCGTTTCTTCCTTTCGATAACATTCAATGTTCCCGATGTACCTCTATATGATGACAACTGCATCGGATTGGATATGGGCGAACGCCGTTTCGCAATTTCCTCCGATGGCATCATGTTCCATGACAAGGAATATAACAAGCGTAAACGCAAACTACGTTACTTGAAACGATGCTTGCAGAAGAAAGGAACCAAGTCAGCTCATAGGCATTTTCGTAAGCTATCCATCAAGGAACATAACCAGTCTACCGATATGTGCAGAAAGATTGCCAATGCGGTAATTCAAAGCACAGCGGCTTCCATTAT